TTTGCCCTGCGGGGCCTGTCCCGGCCGGTTGATCTGCCCGGCGGGATCGGTGTCGGTGGGGGCGGCCCCGAGCTGATCCTCGAGGTCACGCCATTTCTCGTCGGGCCAGCGATCCGCGCCTGCGATCCAGGCGGCCGCCCGCGCATAGACCCGGCAGTCCAGCGCCTCGTTGCGCTCGCGGAGCTTCTGCCATTCCAGCCGCGCAAAGCCGCGTTTCGTGCGCACTGTCACCAGTTGCTCGGCCACGAACTGCTTTAGCCATTCGTTCTCGACCCAATGCGGCAAGTGCACCGAGCCGGGCGGGAACGCCGCCCCATCGGCCCTGTCCTCGTCGGTCGGACGGGCCAGCCGCAGGAAGCGGTAAGTCTCGGCCTTGAAGGTCGACACCGCTACGGTCCAGAGCCGCGCGCCGCGCCGCAACCGCTTGCCGCCCTCGGTCGCGTCGACGAAGGTCGGCCCCGAGACGGGGCTCGAGCGATTGAACCCCTCGACGCCCTTCACCGGCGACACCTGCGCGAAGCCTTGCGCCCGCGACCAGGCATAGACCGCCGGTGCCTCGTAGCCGGTGTCGATGGCCAGCCGTGCGATCCTGAGATGCGCGCCGCGTTCATGCGGCCACGACCGGTCCAGCAGCGAGGTGAGTTCCGACCAGGCGTCGTGCCGATCCGGCCCGCCCTCGATGACCACGTGATCGACGAGCCAGCTTTCCAACCCGCGACCCCAGGCCCAGACGTCGACCTCGATCCGGTCCTTCTGCACGTCAGCCCCGGCCGTCAGGAACAGCCCGCCCGCAGGCACCGTGCCGGATGTCCAGCGCTCGCGGCGGTCGTAGAGCCGCTGCCAGTCTGGCGCTTCCCCGGTCTCGACCCATGTCTCGCCGAGGATCGTGTTGCGGAAGGCCTTGATCGCCTCGTCCGACCCTTGGGCCGCGTCCCAAGCCCGCACGATCCGCTCCCAGCTCAGCCAGCCGATCGGCGAGTAGAGTGCCGAGAGGTGATACCCGACCGTGGTCGGATCGGTGGCCGTGGCGGTCGCCCGCCATTCGCCGCCCTCCAGCATCGCCGTCTTGTGGTGTTCCGCGATTGCCGCGTCGCAGCCCTCGCAGTGATACTCCGCCGTCTCCGGCTTGCCCTTCTGCCAGCGCAGCCGGTCGAACTTCAGCCACTGCATCGCGCCGCAATGCGGGCACGGCACGAAGAACCGGCGCTGGTCGCTAGCCTCGTACTCACGCTCGATCCGGCTCAGGCCCCGGATGGTTGGCGTCGAGACCAGCAGCACCTTGCGCCGATGGGCGAAGGTGAGCGAGCGCGCCTCGGCCAGCGTGACCGGGTCGCCTTCCTCGTCGGCCGAGGCCGGATAGGCGTCGACCTCGTCCAGAAAGATGTACCGCGCCGGGGTGGACCGCAGCCCGACCGCCGAGTTCGCGCCCGTCATGATCAGGATGCCGCCCGCGAACTCCTTCGACAGCATGGTGTTGCCCGCATCGCGGGATCGCGCGGGCTTCACCCGCTCCCGCAGCTCCGGGCTTTCGTCGATCAGCGGGTCGATCCGCTGGCGCGAGTTGCGCTTGGCCAGTTCCACCGTCGGCTGGACTGCCAGCATAGGACCCGGCGCCTGGTGGATGGCGAACCCGATCCAGTTGTTGCCCGCCTCGGTCGCGCCGACCTGTGCGGCCTTCATGAACACGATCCGCTGCGTGGGATCGCCGGGGCTCAGCCGGTCCATGATCTCGCGCATGTAGGGCGTGCGCACCGTGCGATACCGCCCCGGTTCGGCCGAGGCGCGGCCCGAGAGCATCCGGTGCCTGTCCGCCCATTCCGAGACGGTCAGGTCCGGATCGGGCCGCAGCCCGTTGCCCCAGGCGCGCAGGATCTCGCCCGCGCCGTCGAAATCCGTCAGGCCATCGCCGCTCTCACCGGAAGTCGGGCCGGACCTCGGCGAGTTCGTCGAGGTGGGCGCGTACATGTTTTTCCAGGACCTTCTGCATCGCGGCTGGCTCCACGGTGATCTGCTGACCCGTCGCGTCGCTGCACGAGGCCGAGAGCTCGGCCGCCATCAGCGCCGCCGCGCGCGCAGGCCAGGTCACCCATGCGTCGCGTTCCTCCCGCGCCAGCCGGAACACCAGCGCCAGCGCACGGGCCCGCTCGATCAATTCCCCCTTCAGCTTCTGAAGCCGGATGCGCCGCTCCTGCGCCTTCAGCACCTCGTTCGCCGTCTTGGCCTGCAGGAAGGTCGTGCCGCCGCCGACGGCGGGAACTGCCAGCCCCTGTTCGCGGAGCGTGTCGCCCACGGCGGCGACGGCGGCCTCGGGCACCGGCTTCAGCTTCGGCGCGGGCGGCTTTCGGGTCTTGGACGGGTCCGTCGTTTCCGCCCGCCGCGCGTCGCTGGCGGCCGCGTTGATGCTGCCGTCGGGATAGAGGACCAGCCGTTCGGCCGTCTTCGCCTTCTGGATCGCGCCCCGCGACAGCCCGACATGCGCGGCGTACTGGCGCTCGCTCATGCCCTGCATCGACGGCTCCGATTATCATTCAGATTCATGTTCTTATCGAGTTGATAAGCGGCACCACCGGAGCGAACGTCACTCCAACGAAGCGATGCAACTCACCACGGAGCCACCCCGATGACCCGCCGCGCACAGGACAACACGAAAGCCCTCGACGCCTTCATCGCCGCGAAGACCGAGATCGACGCGATGCTGGAGCGGCTCGCCGCCCTCAGCGCGGAGCATTTCGAGACCAGCCCCGACGAGATCAACTGGGGTCATGTCGGCACCCTGAACCACTACCGAGCCAAGCTGCGCGAGATCACCGACATGGCCTTCAACGAAGGCGAACACGCCGAGTAAGACGACCCGCTCCCGGTTCCGCCCGCCGACTGGCGGGCTCAACCTCGTAGAAGGGCCCGCATCCCGCGCGCCCCGATACGGGAGACGACAATGACCAAGCTTTCCGACATCCAAGCCCTGATCCTGAGCGCCGCCGCCCAGCGGTCCGAGCACATCGCCCTGCCGCTGCCCGAGAGCCTGCGCGGCGGGGCCGCCGCCAAGGTGGTCGGCGCGATGCTCGCCAAGGGCTTCCTGCAGGAGGTCGACGCCGACATGCGCAAGGGCGAGCCCGTCTGGCGCGAGACGGGTGACGGCCACGGCGTCACGCTGGCCGCCACCGACGCAGGCCTCGCCACCATTGGGATCGAGCCCGACGACGCGAACACCGCGCCTGCGGCCGCGACGGACGCGCCGACCGAGGAGCCCGCGCCGGGCACTCCCAACCAACCGGAGGCCGCGCCCAAAACGCGCACGCCGCGCGAGGGGACCAAGCAGGCCACGCTGATCGCCATGCTGCGCGCGCCGGACGGCGCGACCATCGAGGAGGTCATGGCCGCGACGGGCTGGCAGTCGCACACGGTGCGCGGCGCGATGGCCGGGGCGTTGAAGAAGAAACTCGGGCTCGAGGTGACCTCGGAGAAGGTCGATGGGCGCGGGCGCGTGTACAAACTCCCTGCCGCCTGACGCACCGGACCCCCACAACATGATGACCGCCGCCCCGCCGGGGCGGCGGTCGATCATTTGGCGCTCCGCATCCGGATCGCCTCGAACACCCGCCGCAAGGCGAAGGAACGGGCGATGCTCACCACCGTGAACACCGCGCCCATCTTCAGGTTCTGCGCTAGCGTCGTGTGCAACCCGAAGACCGGGAAGATCAGGATCTGCGTGACCACGGCGACGCCGTAGCCGACGATCACGTTGGCGACCGCCTCGACCAGCGACATGGTTCGCGACTGGCATTTGGTGTTTACTGGCTGAGTACTACACCCGTCGCGAGACATTGGAGAGCCTATGCATGTTGCTGTGATTGACATCGGAAAGCCGGGCAAGAACCTTGGCTGGGCAATTGTCGGCTCCAACCCCGCCTCAGGCACAGACCTTGATGAAGCGATTGATGAGATCTCGGACCGTATTTCGCGGGGCCCGGTAGCTCTCGGTTTCGAAGCCCCATTGTATGTACCGATGCGCAGCGCGGCCGGTGACCTGACGAAGGCGCGATCGGGTGAGTGCGTCGGTGGTGTCAATCGACCCTACTCAGCAAGTGCGGGAAGCACTGTTCTGGTGATTGCTACTGTCGTGGTGCCGTACGTCCTGCGCGCTCTTCGCTCGGCGGCGCCAGTTTCCATTGCCACTATGGACTATCGCAGCTTCTTCTCCGCACCCGCTGGTGTTCTTTTTTTCGAGGCGTTCGTGACAAACCAAAAGAAATCGCACGATGCCCGCCACGTAGAAGATGCTGAGCTTGCCGCAATGCATCTGTTGGCGATGTTGGAAGAGCGGAGGCCTTTGGAGAGCGCCATCTGTGAACCGGAGTGCCTGAATTTGCTTGGCGCAATGATGCTTCGTACAGGCTGGACAAGCGATCTCAGTGTTCTTGATGATCAGTGTCTTGTTGTCCGCCCTCCAGTCGGTACGCTTTGATCTCCGCAAAGGTCCGGCCGTCGCCGTCGAGGATTGCGTCGCGCCCGGTCTCGGCCTGCCAGCGCTCCACGGCGACATCGACATAGGCCGAGCTGATCTCCATCGCGAAGACGCGGCGGCCGTTGGCCTCGCCCGCCATGATCTGCGAGCCGGAGCCGGAGAATGGCTCGTAGCAGAGCCCGCCCCGCGCCACATGCTGGCGCATCGGGATCCCGAAGGCGTCGAGCGGTTTCGGCGTCGGATGGTCGGGGCGCTCGTCCTTGGCGAAGGACGGCATCTCCCAGGTTGAGGGCAGCGTTTGCTCCGCGACCTTCGGCGGGCGGTTGGGGCGGCGCCAGCCCATGAAGCAGGGCTCGTGCTTCCAGAGGTAATGCGAGCGGGTCAGAACCCCGCGGTCCTTCACCCAGATGATCTGCTGGTGGACGAACGCGCCGGCCTTCTCCCAGCAGGCCTCCAGCATCGCCTGGCGGCGGGAGGCGTGCCAGCAGTACCAGGCCGCGTCCTCGGTAATGGCCTCGGCTACGGCCGCCGAGATGAAGCCGTCATAGAGCTCCGCGCCCTGCGAGGAGTCGTCCCACGTGGTGCCGTAGGACGCGGACCAATCCTTGTTGCGGGTGGGATGGTTCGAACCGTCGTAATCGACGAGATACGGCGGATCGGTCGCGAACAGGATCGCACGCTCGCCATTCATCAGGCGGCGCACATCGGCAGCGCTGGTGCTGTCGCCGCAGAGCAGGCGATGGTCACCGAGGATCCACAGATCGCCGGTGCGCGACGCAGGATTGCGCGGCGGCTCGGGGATGGTCACCGGCGGCACGGAGCCTCCGGCGCCACCTTCTTCACCGTCGTCTTCCGCGACGTAGGCCAGCAGCTTGTCCAGCTCGCCGTCGGAGAACCCGACCAGCGACAGGTCGAAATCTTCGGCCAGCAGGTCCTGCAGTTCCGCCGACAGCAGCGCCTCGTCCCAGGTGCCGAGTTCCGTCAGCTTGTTGTCCGCGATCCGGTACGCCCGCCGCTGCGCCTCGGTCAGGTGCCCGAGCACGATCACCGGCGCCTCGGTCAGTCCCAGCTGCGTCGCGGCCAGCACGCGCCCGTGGCCCGCGATCAGCTCTCCGTCCTCGGCGACGAGGCATGGCACGGTCCAGCCGAACTCGGCCATGCTGGCGGCGATCTTGGCGACCTGGTCCGGCCCGTGCGCCTTCGCGTTCTTCGCGTAGGGCTGGAGCTTGGCCAGCGGCCACGTCTCGATCGCGTCCGGGGCGAAGCTCAGCGTCATGGTGGGCAAGGTTCCTCGGTCGGGTGGATGCCCGCGGCTTCCGGACTGCGGATGCCGGGCTGGACTCCAAGCAGGGTCCAGCGGCCACCAGAGGTGTCCGGTCGGAAGGCCAGCATTCATTGGTGTTTGCGCAGGGCGCGAGTGGCTCCGGCTTCCGGGTGGCTTCCCAAAAATCCGGCCCTGTCGCTGGCGATGTCCCGCGCTTCGCCCGCCAGCATACGAATATCGCCAGGAAGGACCCGTGAACTCGTCTTGAAGCAGTCGGGGGTCTTGGCGCGCGCGCCTCCCGCGAGGATAGCTGAAAACCTAGTCCGATCCGCCGTTTATGTCCGTTCGAAAACTGTCCGGCGGACACTTTCCTCGCCACTGCTCACCGCCGCGCCGCGCCAGCCAGTTCGATCACCTTGCGCTTCGAACAGCTGCGATTGAGCCGCCGGCCATTGAGCCGGAATGCAATGACGCATAGCGCATACAGCCAGCGCTCGTGCGCCGCCGACCGCTGCAGTCCCACCGTCCAGCAGATCGATTTCCAACGCTCGCCGTGCGCACGCAGCCAGATGATCTTGCCGTCAACAGGTTCGAGCCCAACCGTCCAGCTGAGCGTCTCCTCCATCCGGCTGATGGCAGCGGGCGACGGCAAGATGCGCATCGGCTTGGGCTGCTGTCCAACCTTGTCGGCGAAGTCATGGACGACCTCCGGCCATGTGCTGAAGTATCCCTGTCGTTGCTGTTCGGGCAGTCGCTTGAGCACGTAAGCGGCTTCCGCCAGGCGTTCCTCGACGAGGCTCGGTGTCCACTCAGTCATCGGCGCGCCTCCTTCGCCTGATCGCGATCGCCATAGAGCTTCTCGCCAAGTTGCCGGATCAGTTCGCGTTCGGGCCAGGTCAGCCGGTCATCATCGAGCGACACCGCGAGGACGCGCTGCTCGCGCCAGCCCTCGCGCTTGACCTCTTCGGGGCTGCGGCGCTGGCCGCCATAACCTCGTGGCGCCCACCTCACAGCACACCTCCCCGGGTCTCCATCGCCCAGAGCAGGATGGCGATTGCATCAGCCTCGTTGTCATCGGTGGGTTGGAACCCACGCTCGCGCATCGCGGCTAACACGGCATCCTTGCCGGCGTTCCCCTTGCCGGTGGCGAAGCGCTTGATCGTGCCGACTGGAATGCCCTGATAGGCGACGCCCCTGCGCTCGCACCACGCGGTCAACGTCGCCAGGAAGCCGCCGTAGAGGTGGGCCGCATCGGTTCCGATGTGGCGGCGGACCTCTTCGAAATAGATTGAGGCCAGCCCACCACTGTCGTCGGCCAGCTGCTCGAGCCAGTGCTGGAAGCGCAGATACCGCATGCCGCCGCCGTCATAGCGCCCGGTCCGGAAGGTCGCGGTGCCACTGTGAACGATCCCGTTGACCAGGCTCGCCCAGCCGGTGGTGGTCCCGAGATCGAGAGCGAGAATGGTGCTGCCGGCAGAAGCGGAAGCAACATGCATGGGAGAGAAGTCGGTTACGGGGACAGGTGATGGCTGCATGTTCATGCGGCTTGATCCTTCGCGTGTGCTGTCGGAGATGAGAGGTCCGGCACGCCATGCGCACGCGAAGCCCCTGGGGGTGGGCGAGGGAGAACCCGCCTGCGGCGTTCTCCCCCACCCCTGAAGGGGGTGGCTTTCACCCCCACAACTTGGGAGACCAGACAAGGCCTTGTTGTTGTTCGAAAATTTCAAGTTGGGGATGGGCTGGGGAGCCGGTGCTTCCCCAACTTGAAATTGCGCAGCCCACGGGGATCGTGCGAGCAGCAGCGCAGGTAGTTGGGACTGGTCTTCCCAACTTGACGCTGCGCAATAGCAGGCGGCCGTGCGGAAGGGAGCGCAAGTAATTGGGCGCCGCTTTCCCAACTTCCCCAACTTGAAGCTGCGCAAGTCTGCGCATGATGCGGATCGGTGGAGGGCGATCATTCGGTGCCCTCCGGATAGACCCACACTTGTGCGTTCTCGACCGGCAGCGCGGCCCCGGTTTGGGGGCATTTATACGTGCTGGGCAGGACGGGAATCCGCTCAGGAATGACCTCGCCGGTCTCAACATCGGCCGTCTCGTCACCGGTCGGGAACACCATGTCCTCAACGCAGAGATAGCCGAACTTCGACTTGGAGGTGGGCAGGCCGAAGGGTGCGCCGTCGCGCACGAACTTGATGAACCCCTTGGTCGCGAGCACGCTGATCCGTTCGCGGATCGTGTCCTTGCCGCCGAGCCCTGCGCGGTTCTCAAAGCTCTCGGCGAACTGCAGCGCCGTGTAGAGCCGCCCGGCTCCCGCTTCATCGAAAAGCAATTGAAGGATGACGTCATGCTTGCGGACGCGCTCGGCGTCGAGCTTCTCGCCAAACTCGCGCCGGACGAGCCTTGTCTCGGAGCGGTCGATCTCGACCCAGCGCCCACCGACCTTGTCGACGACCATGGGCTCGATGCCCGGCCCATTGCGCAGCTCGAAATGCAACATCCGCTCCGGGCGCTCCTCGTCGGGTCGGTGCATGATGATGCCGGAGCTATAGAAGCTTCGGAGCGATCCGGCGCCCGAGAGCGCCATGAACGGATCTTCGACCAGCTGCTTCTTGGTGATCTTGCGCGTGTGGTGACAGAGGATCAGGCCGGCATCGGGTGCGACAGCGTCGCGCAATGCCTCGACCCGCTCCTGCAGGAAGAAGAGCATCGCCGTGTTGTCGTTCTCGCCACCTCCGCCCGGGCCGCCATCGAAGAGGTTGCGGATCGGATCGATGCAGAGGATGTCGGGTGCGCCGTGTCCGTAATGAGCACGGGCGGCAGCGACGGCGAGAGCGACGCCGCCGGCGTCGAGCAGCATGCGCACCTTGGGCGTAGCGACCAGATTGTCGCGCGCCGCAGCCAGGAGAGCGGGATCGACCCG